TCAGCAGATGATGTGGGTTTCTCACTCTTTTCTTGTTTGTAATTCAAATCAGCAGCAGGTTCTTCTTGTGATGAAGTTCCCATCCAAGTTTGTAATTGAATTTTCAAATCATCATATGATGGTTCAGGAAACAATTCAGTAATCTGTGGTTGTGTCTTAATTTTTTCAAGAACATCCTGAGATTCTGTGATTGGGGTTTCTTTTGGTTTAACACGAATAGTTGTTTCAGCATAAGTTTTACCAGCTTCTTCTGGTGACTTAACTGTAACAACAATATCACGACCAGATTTAGGATCAGACAAATCACCGTAATCGGGATCAACAAAGAAAGCAAGTAGTTCTTCATAGACTTGTTTACCAAATCCCCAAAACTTAACACCTTCATTTTCTTGACCACGAATGATAACAGGTGCATACACTCTCATTTTTGGTTCGAGTTTTCTACCCATTACCCAATCTTCTTTATCGCCAGTTTGTTTCAACTTCTCAGCAAATTCAACGATTGGATCAGGACGACCAAATGATACAGGTGAAAGAATAGAACGTTTACCGATATTGTAGTGGAAATACAATTCGATGAAAGGATTTTCTCTGTTGTGGATATAAGGGGCAATACGGATTTGGGTTTCGCCCGGATCGGGTTTCCAAATGTTTGATGTGCGATTGTTTGTGTTTTTCAAAGAGTTCAAACGGCTCTTGATTGCATCGAGGTTAATACTCATGCGGTTTCTCCAAATGTGTAATGAATAATGATTAACTGTTACTAAAAGAATGTCAGTTCTAATAGGACAATACTAATATAATGATTTAATGTTTAATAAGCAAGCAATTTTTTCTATAAATAAATATGGGGAATCCAAAGATCCCCCATTTTACGATTTTTTTTAGTTGGCAATATAATATCACTTCTTGTTGTATGTCATAAGTTTCTTCAATCTACGGACAACTGATTCTGGTAATTTCTCAACATTAAAGGTGTTATCAACCCATTGTGGTGCATCATCGGTTTGTGGCATAACATCGCGTTTCGGTGCACCGGCAACTGGTGGACTTGTCTTTTTGAGTGTTTGAACGTTTTCCCAAATATAATCTGCAACAGATTCCGGAGTGTCTCCCTTATCGTAATTCTTAAATACAGCAACAACTGGCTCGGTTATATTGTCAATCACATATTTTTTCAACTCACCTTCACCAACTTGAAAAAGATTTACACCACCACCTGCAGCAGTTGGAACAGTTCCTGTTTGTGCTGCAATACCAATTTGTGTTGCTTTGAGTGCCTCAATAGGTTTTTTAATGTCTGTTAAATCTATTGCCTTTATTTTTGCTTCTGGATTTATACAGAAAACTTGTGACCATCTGTGGTGTCCATCTATTACAAATTTACCACCACCACCAGTTACAATAGATTTACCAGCAGGTGCAACCACCCCACCTTTCAAATAAGCATCTGCACTTGTAGCATCTTTTAACGGATAACTCAAAGACTTGTCCATAACAACTTCATTTTGAGTTGGTTGTAAGTCTGTGCAAACTGGTGTAATTGCAGATGTTTTTACGGGCATATCACCTGAGAGAGTTTTAATTGCATCAAGGAATTTAGCATCTTTTATATTATCACCAAGATCCTTCACAAAAGTAGAATAATCCTTTTTGAGAATTTTTTTCAATTCATCTTCGGCAGCATCTTCGTTAATTTTTAATTTTACTTCGTTTACCAATTTTTTTAGTGAATTTTTCATCAACCAACCTCTATAAATTACTAACAAATTCTTCTTGTATTTTAAGTTCCTCTACCGTTGCTTTACCGGATTTCCCCCAATCTGGTAAAATATCCAATGCACCATCAAGGTCTTTTACTGATATTCCTGATGTAGGATTCTCTTTGTTTTTCAATATATTCACATGATTCAATTCTGGAAAAACATACAAAGGCATACCACTCTTTTTTGATAATAAAACCGAATGTTTAAGTGGAACTATGTTATCACTACCACCATGAATTATCGCACCGTTTCCACTAATTTCAGATCCAGATAATGATACGGTTGGCCATTGTCTGTTCCATGCCGGAGCAACAAGGTAAACAGTTGGTGGTTTTTTAGCACCCATTGAAAGTGATTGTAAAAGAACTGCACCGCCTCTTGAATACGCAATCAATGTTTTCAAATTTTCTTCATTTAGATATGTAATTGCCTTTTCAATATCTTCTTTCGTAATAGAAGTTGAATCGGAGAATGCAGGACATCCAGTATCTTGATCGGGACTTGTCCATTCTATATTACAGGTATCAACTCTCATATCTTGGGGCTTCATACCAAATCCATGAAATGCACCCTTTTCTATCCCCATTTCTTTTAATATATCAACTAATCTTATCATTTCACTATTTAGTATTAAACAAATGAGTTCTAATTATTTCTTTTATCTTTTTACGAAATTTATTTTTAAGTCTTTCATTTATTTTCGATTCATCTTTCTTTTCGGGTTCTGTTTCAGAAACAGCCAATTTTGCAACATCTTCATCCATTTTAATTGAAATTTTTTCTGATGCTGAGTTTAATTCTGATACAAATGTCTCCAATAACTTTGCGTCCTTATCTGTTAATCTTCTTTTAATGAATCCACTAATTTTTTGAATCATAGATTGAATATCAGATTCGTGTCTGTCTTTTTCATTTTCTGGATAAGAAACGGACAAAATCTTTTGTAGAGAAATTACTAATGTTTTCAATGATGGATTATTTGAAAATCTCGATGATATTGCTTGTAGATTTTCTTTTTCTGATTTGTAGTTTGAAGCATTTATCAAAGATTTATGCCAACTACGAATTGTATCTGGATTCTCATTGGGGAACATCATTTTCAAATAACCACGACCTCTATCTGTTGATACTGATGCATCTATAAATACAATATAGCTCAATGGACTGATTGCGGATTCTGATATACTCTCTTTTATTATTTTTTTGGATTTCATTTTGGTCTCACGGCATTAGTGTTATTTTTAATGAATTTTGAATTAAGTATAAACTTATACTACTTTCTTTATTGAAAAAATGTAATTTGCCACCCATAGGTTTTTTGTATACATAACCTATTGACTTCAATGAATCCACTATTTCATGTTCCTTATACATACTTGCATCCATCATATTGTCAGGCAAAATTTCAATGTTTTCCATTTTTCGTTTTAATTCTTTGAATATGGCATCAAATCCACTTGCCTCAACAACCAATTTTTTGTTTAATATCATTTCAACAATTCTATCGGTTACTCTTTTTACTATTTCTTGTTTCAGATTTTTTTTCATTTCAATACCAAAATTGTTTACAATAAATATCAAAAAGTGTGAACTTTAACCAAAAATATCTTAACAACACGGAATCCTTCTTTGTTTTTCAAAAGTGCACAGTTACGATACCGTTCCCACTCAATAGGATATTTTTTGTCTAAAATACCATTATTCAGATTCATAATCAATTCGTTTAGTGCATTTATAGTGTATATGGTGTTGGTTTCACGTTTTTGGTGAACCATTATGGAATTTGGTAAAAACTTTTTGTAAGTGTCCATCACTATATTGTATGAAAGAATATAATCATCTTTTATTTCAAAAGATTTTAGAACAAATATCTTATTATTAAGTATAGAAAAGTTTGATATTATGTTATCTATGCTATCATCAATTTTATACTTTTTAGTAAAAGTACATACTAATTGTGTTTTCAATAATTCTCTCTCGTTTTTTTTCAAATATCGTGATCATTAGAATTATTATTCACATTTTTTGGTCTTCTATTTATTTTTGGTTTGCTATTATTTTTATGAAAATACTCCATCATACTATTGACCAATGATGAATCTTTTAATTCTCGCATCAATATACGCTCAAGTTGAATCATATCCAGCTCGTCTTTGAAACTGGGGTTATTTTTTCCAGTTTTTGATGCCCATTCTTTAGCAATTTCAAAAAAATCCATATAAAACTCTTAAATGTATTGAATAATAACTTAATATAAATATGTATTAAATTTGCAGAATACTACCAAAAGTATCGCCTACATAAATTTTTACTGACATATTATCAGTCTCGAAGGCATTATGAAGAATATCTATCAATTCAGTTTCATCGGGATGAATATCAAATATAAAGGCATCATATAGATACATCATAAATACGGATTGTTTATCCTTCAAATGTGGTAAAATAGTTTTTATCTTACGAACATTGTATTCTGTTTCTAATGATTGCAACACATAGTTGAATACTTTATTCGGTGTTGCATCTTGTATATCACGAAATAGTTTTTCATAAAACCAAGATTTAACTACACCTTCCGATTGATATTGTTCATACATCGTATCAATCATTGATTGAACTGTTTGAAAAAACGGATGATTCATAAATTCAGAAGTTATTGTTCCGTAAATGTTTTGAAACACCTTTCCTTTGAATTGGTCATAATCCATGTCAATTCCTAATTCATCCCGTATCTGTTCGTATGGATGATAGTCGAATTGATAATCCAATATCTTTGCCAACAACTTTATATGAAACGCATCGTAATCAAATTGAACAATCTTACCACCTTCAAATCTTGAACGAATTTTATCACGAGTTCCATCTTTCTTATTCATAGCAGAAAAATTAAATCCACCCCAAGCATTACTTGGTCTGCTCGTTGCTGTATACCACATATAATTTTGTTTTTTTATTTCATCACCAACAAGGATATGATTTTTTTCTATCTCATGGAATACTTCTATGAAATCATTACAATAGTTTACACATTTTTCTTTTTTGAACTCAAATGGTTTTAATCTCAATACATATTTTGCAATACCTCTTGCCCATTCTAATTGATTTGTTAATGGTATCACATGACCTAAATCTTCTATCTTATAGAACTTATTAGCAAGATACTCCATACCTTTTGAATAAAATTCATGTAGGCTGATGTGAGGATGTCCATAATAATGTAAGTATGAATTTATATCAAAACCATAATTAAAATCATTATTCACTAATACCTTTTTATTAAAAACGAGTGATTTTGGATGAAGTTGTATTTCTTGTAGGATTACATCGGTATCAATTTCATCTGGATGTGTGAAATTGATATATCGTTCTTCATCATTACCGAATGATAGATAAAGACCTACTATCGAAACTTCGGATTGATGCTTGTTGGCATTACTTGTGATTGGAACACAAATGCACGGTTTGTCTTGAAACATAT